GGTGCGGCCTTGAGGCCAAACAATGGTTTAAAGTCAACTGAGTTAATGATCATGTTGTCTGAAATCATTTTATAGTCTTGTAGTCCTGCATACTCAGTAGTTAGTGTATCTAAAGATGGGGGGTCTGGCTCTGGAACTGTTCCTGTTGAGTCTACAATGTAGTTTCTATATGCTGTGTAGTATGCCTGCGTGACCACATAGACATCGATAATGTTGGTTGATCCTGGATCAATACGATTGGTCAACGAACTGTTGTGTCTGTATTGGAAAAACAGGTCTTGTCTGCCAACGCGAGTTATGTAATCACGTGTTGTTACCAGTTCAGTGGTGCCGGTGGCGGTCAACGACAGGATATAAAATGCTGGCGATGTTGTGTATGACAGTGTTGTGGTATCGTAAACACCGTATGCATAGAACACTTGTCCAACTATGTACTGTGATTTTACCACTTCGATGTCACTCTGGGTGGCATACTGAGAATTTATAACTCCGGGTTCTACCAATACGTACCGTTGTAGATTGTCAAAGTCAACAATTTGTTGAAAGAACACATTTTTAGTTGTGGGGTTCACAGTGGGTGCAACAATTGTGTCAAAGAAGTCTGGATCATCTGGGACGCCGTCGGCATCGTTGTCTTGCCAGGAAACCAGCACTTGATAGTCATCAACATAGCCGTCTGGCTGCACTGGTTGGTCAATGATCCGCATGGAAACGTCGCTTTCAAGCGGTAAATTTGAGTCTGGTCTGCTGTTGGTTTTTAACACTTTGACAAAGTCACGGATGGTGGTTCCGGTACGACTATCATAAATTTGTTCGTCACCGTAGAAAAAGAAGCGTGTCTGTAGCACACTGCCAAAATAATAGTTCAGCGCACGGCTTGTAACTGTGTACGATTCGCCGTCGGTTATAAACTGCAAGAACCAGCTGGCATCTAAGTTTGCGCCAGTGGTGTCACCTTCGTATGTTTGGCTCCAGGTAGCATCGATAGCAAGATTATTTGCAGTTATTAAATACCAGGTTTTAGTTAGATTATTATAACCCAGTCCAAAGTTACGATACAATTCAATCTGTGCGGCAGCACTGTTACGCACATCTGTTCCTAGGTCTGTGACAAACAATGGAATAACTTGACTGCATACTGCGCCAGTGGGCACAAAATTATTAAGCACCACAGGTCCAACTCCGTTGCTAAAATTGCCAAGACCTTGATTTGTTCCGTCGTTGTAGATGGCCTGTGCTGACGCCCAGATTATTAACTTTTCATCTGCTCGAGTCGGTGTGCCCAACACTAATGTATTATTGGCATCAAAGTAATAGCCCGAAGGAGGAACAAACTTAATCAAACTGCCAGTTTGAACATATTGCATGTTATTGCTGGCGTATTGTCCAACTGGTACAGGATTTCCTGCAGAATTTTTAAAATAACCTGTTGTTTCATTGGCCAGAGTTGTGCTTTCGTTCCAGGTCACTGCCAGTGGCAACAACGACAGGCGAGGGAAATTAGCGTAGTAAAATTGTTTAGCAGGACTGTTGGCCAAGTTGACTTCAACTTGATTGGTGAGAACATCACCAATTTCATTGGTTGTCAGCCACGTGAATAGGAACGTAGGCAATGTATTGTATTCATACAAGGCACCATCACTGGAGAATGTGTTGGTACTTGAATATTTTCCAGTGTTGTCAACTAGGTCAAGGTATCGACTTGTGCCAATTGACGCACGGTTCAGTGCTTTAGATTTAATAATTGAATTGTACTGAGTGAACGGAAAGTTGTTGTAGTCCTCGCCGTTGACCATACGGTTCTGTGTGTAGTACCGAGCTGGTGCACGTTGCTTGATATCATCAATGGTTTCACGAGCAAGAGCATTGCTCACTGGCTCAGTGATACCACATGTCATTGTGAGCGTTTCCAGTTGTCCAGTACGGCTGACATAACTGATGCTTAATAAAACATTTTGCATCTCTTCAGGATTGATAATGTACTGCAATCCGTTTGATGCACGAACATAAGCACGGAAAGTGCCAACAGGAATTTCTGAGAATACACCATCACCAAAGTTCATGGTAATTTGATCATTGGCTCTGCTGGTAACTGAGTATATTGATCGTAGCGTTGTGAGTTGTTCGGCTGCGGCAGTGTACACACTTTCAACAAACTCCCACTCACGACTTATGTTGCCAACGTTGTCTAATTGATATAACCAACGGTCAGTGTTGTTGACGCCTTCGATATTGATATTGACTGCACGGTTAGAAATTCGTTCTGGCAGATTAAAATCTTGGTTTTGTAGCACACCTTGTTTGAACAAGAAGAAAAATCCGGTGTTGGCAGAAGCAAATCCCAGTTGGTCATTACGGAACAACACATTAAATTGCCCGTTAGGACGTGGACTAGGTTCGTATACATAGCCGCGGCCGCTGGCTGTGGCACTGACTGCTTCAAATGGCATGTTGACACCATCCACAACAGAACTGTAAGGGATCACCGGCAAGAAGCCTGGCAACAAGTTGATTGTGTATTCGTCTGTACGAATTCCGTTAATGGTAGTTCTGTTGCCAGGACGGCCAGTGCGCTGTGTGTTGACTAATGCGGCATTTAAGATAGCAGTGAATTGTTCTTGCCAGTCAAAGTTAGTTGGGTCGGCCCAGTTAACAGTGATGTTGCTCAGGTTAATGCCGTTGTAGTCCACAATGTTTTCTGTGGTTTGAATTGAAAATACTTTAAGGTATCCCGATGCTTCTGTGTTACGCTTGGGTGTGTAGCTGACCAAGTTGGCAAGTTTAACCACACTGTCACGACGTTCGGCAGTGTCTAAATAATTTTCACGTGTGTTGAGATCAGTACGGAAGGCCAGTGCTTGACCCATAAACGCCATCACATCTAATAAGGCAATAAATTCACTTGACTCAATGTAATCGTTGAATGTTTCTGGATAGTACAGTCGTATGTAGTCAACAAAACTCTTGCGAAGAGTTTCAAAGTCATAACTTTGGAAGTTGGCTTCTTGGTAGGTTTGATAGATTCTTTTCCAATCCTCAACACCAAATACCGCAGTTTGTCTAGTAGTTTTTGCCATAATAATCCATCTTGTAGATTATTTATCGCGAATATAAACCACCCAGTTTATGTTTACACGTAGCCCGCAGTTTGATTTTGCTGATCAAAAAACAATGATAAGAACTGTGTTGTTTGTCCTGGCACTGTGGTCAGTGCAATCTGTATCAGTATGCCGTTGTCTTGTGGGAATAGTTCGGCAGATTCAATATAGATTCTTGGATCTAGCCCGGCCACACGTTGTATTTCTGCCAGGATTGCTCGTTCAGTATCTTGTGTTTGATTTTCAAACAGATAACTCCAGATCACTGTGCCGTAGCCAGGCCGTCCAACCAGTTGCCCTTGCTGTATGTTAAATGCATTCAACAGGTCACGTTTGATCAATTCAAAGTCTACTAGTGTAAACTTCTTTGGCTGGTTGATTGTGTTAAATCCTACAAATGTGGTCATAGTAATATTTACCCTAATCTAGCTTTGATTGCTGCCAATGGATCAGGCGATTGTCCTAGTCTTAGTAATGTGTTTGAATCTGTTCCTGCATAGGGTAATTTACCCAACGCACCGCTCACTGCACTGCCTGTTACACTGCTCAATGCAGATGTAGCACTGCTTACAGCACCGTTTATTGACGCTGTTATACTGCCTAACCCGCCGGCACCGGACGCTCTGGCCAGCAATCCACCTGCATCTAATCCACCTGCCAATAATCCTTTGGCCTTGCTTGCGGCATCAGTCAGTGCAGATGTATCAAGTGCTTGCGGGCTAAAGTCAGGCAATCCTATTTTATCACTGCCAACTAGTTTGGCAGTGGCCGCATTTAATGTAGACCTATCAATGGTTCCTTTAAATCCAGCAGCCGGAACAATGCCGGCCACAGCAGCCGGTAATTTAGTGTCGCTGAAATTAACTGCAAACTCTCCTTGTTTGGCCAGTGAGTCCATTTGAGTCGTCAACCCAGATGTTAATTTACTGACAACGCCTCCAAATGCTCCAGCGGCACCGGAAACTCCTCCTGACGCAAATGCTGAGTCTATTGCTGCCACTCTTCCAGTTGCAAGATCAACTCCTGCTCCTTGTAGACTACTGGCAACCCCACCGGCTAAACTGCCAGATATTCCTGCTATTGCACCAGTGGCTCCAGATGTAGTTTTAGCCCATTCAACTGCTGTGCCAACTCCATATTTACTGGCATTTGCTAATAGCCCGCCCAGTTGCGCTGTACCATTATTGGCCAATGATGAAACACTGCCAAGATTGCTGGTGATACCACCAAGTGCTCCGGACAATGCCCCAGTGGCACCTCCAAGTGCTCCGGACAATGCCCCAGTGGCACCTCCAAGTGCTCCGGACAATGCCCCAGTGGCGCCGCCCGGGCCTCCTGCCAATCCGCCCAATGCCCCAGTGGCACTGCCAAGTGCGCCCGATAACCCACTGGTTAAACTAGATAAGCTGCCAGAAGCCAGACTGCTCAATTCTTTGGGAAGTTCTACTAGACCAGCAGTGGGCGATATCAAACTTTTTCCAGCATTGGCTGCCGCATTGTATAACAGTCCTGTTGGCGCTTTTAAATCTGTGCCAGGGGTTACAATTTCTCCAGTTTTGACCAAGGTGTCAAAACTAGACTTCATTAGGCCAAACTGTATTTTATCCTGTAGTGGAGGATTTTTTAACAGGTCGGTCACCGCAGCCACTCCATCTTTGCCGGTCCATACACTGGGACTTTTTAATACATCAGTTAATCCAATCATTGTGCTTGTCCTAAAAATCTAGCAGTGGTGCCGCATTTTAAATATCCAGCATCTTCTAGCTGTTGCGCACTTAGTCCATACTTGCCAACACCTAATTCGTCGGTTACTACGTCAGCAGGTTGGCATACACTGGCCGCAACAGCAGCCATCACAGCCTGCACCTGTGAGGTTGACAGTGGGCCAATGCCTTCTGTCACAGTTGATTGACCCACATAGTCTGCCACTGTGATACCATTGTTGATGGGCACATTGGCCAGAACAGGCAACGAAGATATTATGCCGCTGTTATAAATTGCCAGTAACGGTGTATCTGGAACACCTGCTGTGCCACGATCAAGACGAGATTGAGTGAATTGAATTGTTGTGTTTTCTCGAGACTGTAATTGATCGCCTGATCTTAGCCCAATAAATGCGCCGGCGGCCAACTGTTGAAGATATATTTTCTCTGCTTGTGCCAACGTGGAACCGCTAGGACCGTCTAGTGTAACGAATTGTCCGTTTGGCAATGCAAATGTAAACTTAACCATTTGATTCGCCTGTTACTGTTCCGCTCCACCCTGACGGCAGTGGTGGAGTGTTTGGCGGAGTAGTTGGCTGACCTTCTTCCATGGCCACTTCAACTTCTACGCCTTGATTGTGGAATGGCCATGGTTCGTGTGTGGGAGCTCGTGTCACAATACTTTCTAAACCTGTGGCTGATATTTGCCAACCTGTGGCATTGTTAAACTCAGTGTCGGGCATTATGCGTTTTTCTAGCTTGACAGGAGGAACAACGCCTTCGACTGCTCCGCCATTGAGATCAATTCCGCCAGCTCGCAATACCATGGCGCCACCGGCATTCCAGGATCCGTTATTGCTGACCACGGCAAGACTGCCGTCGGCACGCACAGCAATACGGGCTTTACTGTAAAGAGTCATTTCAGCATTGCTGGACAGGGTTATTGTTCTTTCACTTTCTAATGTTGTGCCTGTCATACTTTTCATATTGATTGTACCGCCGGCAAACATGTTGATATCTTTGTCTGCGTGTAGATTAATTGTGCCTTGTGTGCGAACATTAACTGAGTTTGTGGCGTACACATCAATTGTGCCTTCTTGCCCAAATTCTAACCAGGCTTGGCCATTGGCATGTATGATGTAAAAGAAGTTGCCATCATCACTCATGGTGATTTGATGTCCGCCAGCAGTGCGAATTCTCACCAACTGATCATCGCCTTCCAAGTTGCCATCGTCAAGAACAATGCTGTGTCCACCCTTGCGGCCAATCACAGTAACATCGGCGGCAGTGATTGATCCAGCGGCAATGCGTTTTTTAATGTCAGATTCAGTTAGGCCACCTTGGTATACCGGACGTCCCGGTGTGCTTACTCCAAATACAGCACTGGGACTTTCTCGCTGACTGGTTGATCCAATAGGACCACGTTGTGTATCGCCAAGTGTTCCTTGCTGGAACATTTCTGCGGCTAGAAAACTGTGTACTGGCTTTGGCTGGTTAAAGAACTGTGGGTTATCATCAATTTTAGAATTGTTTGGATTGATTTCAGTTACCGGCAAAACTGTGGCGCCATTGTAATAGCTTTTTTGATCGCTGTTTTGCAAGTCAAACGCCTTGCTTGACCCAATTGCAGGAACCATATGCGTTATGCCTGCGTTAGGAATGCAACCTATGTAGTATCCGAAGTTCGGATCGCCGCCGGCAAATACACACAGCACACTTACTCCAATGTCCGGAGGAGTAAACCACATGCCGTAACTTTGTGGATTACCATCAAGGTATCCGCCCACGGCAGTGGTGTCGCCTTTCTTACCAGAGCTTGGTGGAGTTGATCCATAAAATCCCGGACAATAACCAACTGTGCGCCATAATGTTTTATTTTCAGGGTCTCCTCCGCCAAATTGCTCAATGTAAACTTGTAATCGCCCTTGTCTAGTAGGGTCAACATTATTTTTTACCACTCCAACAAATGGCCCAAACTGCGAAGGTATGCCTCCGCGGTCAAGTTTATAATTGGGCGCAACGCCTTTGGTTCTAATAATATTATCTGCCATTATGTTTCTCTGTTGATTTTTTGTACTGGTGCTGTTGATGTGGTGTTGGCCGCATTTGCATTGGTTTGAGCTGCTCTGGCAGCATTGGCCTGTGCGGCACGCTCACGCAAACTACCTGGCCTAATGTTAGGATTGCCTAATTGCGTTCCTTGTGCCAGTATTGGATTTCCTGTGGCTGCGCCGCCACCGGTGTTGCTAAATGGTGGAGGAGGCGGCAACGCAGGTGGCCGTACACCTGGATCAAACACACTTTCGGCTACATCGGCTCGTTCTACTTTGGCGGCCGCTGTGGCAGTTTTGGCGGCAGCATCTGGAATTAACACATCAACTTGCACCCCTTTGATGTCCTGTTCAAATCTGCCTTTGCTAAATTTGCTAGTGACTTCTGTTGCTACGTATGTATAGATGGCCTGAGGTGCACCAGAAACATTTGGATTTGCCAACCCGGTTCCTGTTAAGTCATAATCTACCCCAGGATTCCATTGTAGGTCAAAAATAATTTGCTGTGCATCAAAATTAATTGAGCCGTCAGCATTAAACGGATTAAAATTATAGTTCAATGAACTGATGCCAGTGGCCGCTTCTCCTTGCTGTAGCCAGGCCGGATCGCCAACAATGGTCAACTCACATCTGGCAATATCACTTGGGCTATACAAATAGTCGGCAGCAGATGCACCTATTGAGTTTGTCAGTCCTTCTGCGCCTTGACTATTACTGCCGGCCACTGCGGCTTGGTATTCGCGGCCCGGCGTGTTTCTATTATTTTTTGTGTTGGAATCTGTCAAAGCCTTTGGATTGTTGAATGTTTGTTTATATAAGCTATTGAACTTTTGTTCAAATTTTAGAACCTGTGTGTTTTGCCCAGTGAACCAATACTTGTAACTTTTGTGGCGTCCACGTATTTTACTCTCTGGAAAATATTCACTTTGCATACTGTTTATAGGATATGCAGAAATTACATACTTGATATTATACGCATCATCTCCACGTTTTTCGTCAAAGGCAATAGGTGTAGTTTCTACAGAAATTTTATACCACATTAAATTACCTAGGGGTTTTTGTGGTTTTGTCTCTTGAGTCGGTTCGTCAACAATATAAGCAGCCTGATCAGCAATGTATGTGCTGTTTTTTAATATTTCATCTAAGACAGTTATGATTGGTTGGCCGGCAGTGATTCCAAATGTTCTAACATCATAATCAACAGAGTTACTGTCAGGATTAACTTTGTCAGCAGGATTTTTTGCCTGTTGCATTGGAACTTTTGCTTTGTTGGGTTTTCCACCTTTGGTAACACGAGCGTCACCCAGTGCCGCTGGAGCAAACTCCACACTGTACCGGTTTGCCACGCTGAATACACCTTCTTTTACTAAATCTGCTTCGGTCTTATTCAAAAATTCCATCAACCCAACTGCAATATTTTTGTTTACGCTGGGGGCTGCATTGGCCTTGGCCGGCGCACTGGTGGCTGCCGTTTTGGCATCTATGGCATTGTCAATACTTCGTACGCTTGCTTGTGTTGCCATATGTTATGCGTATTGTGAACCGATAGTTCCGGCACCTACATCTTGACCAGCATCGCCGGTGATCACCAGAGTCTGAGGTGTTGTGGTTGATGCGGCAGCTGGTGCAGTTGACGTGGCAGGTGTAGGAGTGGTTTTTCTTCCATCTGCTGGAGATACTTCTGCTAATGCAACTCCTTTGGTCAACAGGTCTTTTACAGTGCCGCCTGAAATTTGAATACTTGATTTAACCACACCTAAACTACTGCCAAGCCCGACCTGGTACGGAACTGGTTGAGCTTGTATTTGATATTCAACCAACTTGTTAGACACAGAGAACTGAATGTCTTTCAACCTAAAAGGTATAATTTTTTCTACAACAGCACTTTTATTATCAGAGTCACTTGCAGGCACAATTTTTCCATTTTCGTCATAGCCGTAAAAACGTATGACCAATGCAAAGTATGCTGATATGGGCTTGATACTGTCATTTTTGTATAGTGTTGTCACTGCTTGTGCAAGGTTATTGATCAGTGTTATACTTGCTGTTTCAGTCACTGTAAAACTCAATTCTACAGCATTGTGTGCTAGGCCACTGCCCTTGCCTGTGATTTTACTTTTTAGTACAAAATTATCAAAGTAGTAATCTAAGCCAAAGAATGGATTTCTTCCTGCAGACTTTGAAACACCGGCCACTGCGCCACTGCTGTTCAAGTCAGGTTGTACGCCCTCAACTGTGGACGGTGCACCACCACTTTGTATCAACAGGTTGTATTGACTCACTGCTATCTTGCTGGTTTTTTGTAGGGTAGTGTATTGTTCTGGCGTCATTAGATACCAACCAATGTTGTAGGTGTAACTGGCATACTGGTCTAACACATTGTTCCTGGGTGTAAATGTTGATTGGTTGGCCTGAGCAGCTGATATAATTTGTTTGGTGTTGGCTGCTGTGACACCATCCTCGCCCGTGGCACCCACACCAGGTTCGCCACCGGGACGGCCTTCTGAATCGTTGCCGGTGTTGGCTGGCGGAACACTCTGTGTTTCTGTTAGAGTCTTTACAGGAGGGTTGGTTCCGGTTTCGGTATTCTGTGCCAAGGTGGCAGCTTCAGTAGTTGTGAGTCGTCCAGTACTGGCCGGAGCCGGTGCAGGATTCTGTGTGGCACCGGCTGCACTGGTAGCAACATCTGTAGCGGCTGACGTTTGAGTCGGTTGTGTTTCATTTTCTTTGTCAACTACAGCTCGTGCTTCAGTCAGCAGGGCTTGTTTGTTATCTTCTGGCAACGTGCCATTTGCAATTGCAATGTTAATTGCATCAGATGGTAGCTCGGCCCGCGATAGAGTTTTTCCAGTATCTGTATCAACGACTATGAATAGGCCTGTAGTCGATTGGCGTTTAATTTCATAGGCCATAGTTTAGAATCCCAAGACTGAACGTAGTGTGCTCAACTTGGGCACATAGATAAATGTGTCTATCACAAAATCCAACGGAGGTTTGGTCAGTGTGTTGGGATTGCGTTGATAGAACACCCACCATAGGCCTGAGTTGTCGTACAGGTCAAATGCCAACAGGTCTGGACGATACTGATAGGTCTGATTGATTGTGAATGGCAGGTCATCCGTTTGACTGGGTATTGGTCTGTTGACCATGGTGTCCAAAAAGAACTGACTGTACCCTGTGGTATAGTACGGACTGGTTGCGTTGTAGGTTGCCATTACCAGAACCCTCCCTTGAGTAGGTCACCATTGGCATACTGACGTAGGCTGAACTGTTGGCTTTGTTGCTTGCGGCTTTGAACTGGTAGCAGTGATATAGCTATAGTCATTTTGGTTGGCACATAGGTGGGACTGTTCTGTCCAAACGATGCAGGTGCTGGTGGTTTGCTCATACCACCTTTGGGTAATCCAGCATTGGCTAACCGGTTGATGGCTCCACCTAGTACATTGCCCAGTATGCCGCCTCCCCAGGTTGTGCCAGGGCCAGTGGCGTTGGTACTTTGACGTTTGTTCAGCATGTTACTGTTGTTGACATTGGGACTGCGAGCACGTATATAGTCCACATCCACAGGCAGGTCATAGGTAAAAGACTGCACCACACAGGGATGTTCGTTGAATTGGTATTCACCCAG